CAAGTTCGATGGGGGAGTCAGCGATAGTGGTGAGGGTCGTTGGACGGTTCACGCTGCTGTGGATCTTGGGGTACCCGCTCCTGTTATCAGTAGTGCTTTGTATGAACGTTTTAATTCACGCCGTCTTGGTGCTTTCGCGGCCAAGGTTCTAAATGGTATGAGAGCAATGTTTGGAGGACATGATGTTAGGTGAAGCACTCAGATGGATTTCAATACCGTTTGTACTGGCCACGGTATATTTCGGGTTACGAACAGGTGAAAATAACTACTACGAAACGGATAAGTACGATGGAAACGGTACCGCTCACTAAAGGCATAGTAATCTTCGGAGCAACTGGAGATCTATGTAAGAAAAAATTAATTCCTGCACTTTATAAACTTTGGCAGAAAGAACTTCTTTCTGATAATTTTTTGATAGTTGGATCTGCTAGGAGACAACCAACTCCAGAAGACTGGAAGAAGTCATTAGGAGAATATCCTGATGACTTTTTGAATCAAGTAGATTATATGTCTGCAGATTTGTCTATGCCTGAAACGCTTAGACATCTTCCAGATTATATTGACGATATGACTTACTTCTTATCTGTACCGCCAGAACGCTATGAGAATGCTATCATCAATCTCAAAGAAGCAGGATGTCTCGACGACCCAGACCGCTCCCGTGTGGTTATTGAAAAACCCTTTGGGCACGATTATAAATCTGCTAATCATTTACAGTCTGTGGTTGAGCGACATTTACGCGAGAAACAAGTATATCGTATTGACCATTATCTTGGTAAAGATACTGTCAATAATATTCTTGCTACAAGGTTTAGCAATATTCTTCTTGAACCACTTTGGAACAGGCAATACATAGAAGAGATTCAGATCTTTGCATCCGAGACAATCGGATGTGAGGGTAGATCACAATATTACGAAACTGCTGGAGCAGTAAGAGATATGCTTCAGAATCACATTCTGCAAGTGTACTCTCTTATTGCTATGGAACCACCTTGCAAAATGGATGCTAGGGAAGTTCGTCGTGAGAAAACTAAAGTTCTTGCTGCTACTCGTTTAAAGGAGGATACTATCCTTGGACAATACGACACGTACAAATCTGAAGAGGGTGTTCATCCTAACAGTAACACTCCTACCTTCGCTGCTGGTACTTTATACTGTGATAACTGGCGTTGGGAGGGAGTTCCTTTTCGCTTTATGACTGGTAAAAATTTAACTTATGGATGTGTGGAAGTTGTAATCAAACTCAAAACACCACCGCTAAAACTCTATGAAGGGGAAGTCAACGATCGTATTGTTATGCGTCTTCAGCCCGATCCTCATCTTGATATTCGGATGGACATTAAATCTCCTGGGCTTAATGATGATCTTGAACTCGCTACGCTCACCCACTCATATCCACAAGACAGAGCAATCGATGGATACGAAAAACTCTTGTATGATGCAATCAATGGAGACCAATCACACTTTGTGCATTCGGAAGAAGTAATGGAGTCTTGGAGGATTGTGGATGATCTTTTGTGTACTGGTGATAGTTGCCCAATTCGCACTGTCCCTTATGTGTACCGTCCAGGTCAATGGGGACCTATACACAAAACAGATAAAATAACTAATTGGGATTATCCATCATGACTGCATTGTTTGTATTTGCTTTCATTTCATTGCTTGTCGGTGGAATGCAACTAACATGGCCAGGTAGATACCGAGGTTAAAATGAAAAAAGAAACCGAGGAAGAAAGAAAAAAACGAATAGAAAAAATAGCAAAGCAGATTCATCCACATAATGATGAACCCGATCCTACTGCATATATGGGGAACTATAACTTCCCACAAATGCTTTTTGCTTTTTGCCTTGGAGTTGGAACTATGTTTGTTGCAGCTGTTAATGAGATAGACAAATTCAAAGGTTGTCCTTTACCTGAGTATTTTAGAGATGCACCACGTTCAACTGTTCGTTAGATCTACAATGCAAACCCAATGGTGTTTGGGTCTCATGGGGTTCTGTTTAGTCTTTGTCCCTATTCTAGGGATGTGGGCGGTTCATCATTATGGTTGGGAACACTGGGAACCATTCGACAGGAAGCATGACTGAAGACGAGAAGAGAGAGTTCTATAAAGGATTAAGAGAAAGAATCAAACAACTACGTATGGAGTGGATGTTTGAAGAACCCTCTACTTATGAGGACGAGGAGGAAGATGCTTGACGAGCAATGCAAATAGTGTTATATTATAAGGGTTGAGAGATCAACTGCGGCAGTTCCCTTTGGTAGGTTCAGAACTGGCGGCGATAGGAACCTACTCCACGGGACGTAGCTCAGTTTGGTAGAGCACTGCTTTTGGGAAGCAGGGGTCGTAGGTTCGAATCCTATCGTCCCGATTGGTTATATATAATTTACTTGTAATTTAATTATATGAGTAAAGTAGAATTGAGTAAAGAATATCGTGTTGCTAGAGACACGGTATCTGATATTAATGAACATCTTGAAATCTTAAAATCACTCGCTGATGAAGTAAATCATGTAACAGAGATGGGAACAAGGACGGGTAGTAGTACTCGTGCTTTTCTTGTTTCTGATGTAAAATTACGTGCATATGATTTGTTTTTGGATGAACGTGTCGTAGAGTTATTTCATCTTGCTAAACAACTTGGTAAAGATGTTAATTATATTCAGGCTGACGTTCTCTCTATTGATATTGAACCAACAGATCTTTTATTCATTGATACCTGGCATGCATATGATCAACTCATTGAAGAGTTGAGATTACATGCACCAAAAGTTAAGAAGTATATTGCTTTTCACGATACTCAAACTTTTGGGACAAGGGCAGAAACTTTTATGGGTCATACTGGTAGTAATGGACTGCTACCTGCTATAATTCACTACATGATCGAAAGCGGTGACCAATGGAAATTTAAAATTCACAGAACAAACAATAACGGGTTGACCGTCCTAGAACGCAGAAAACCCCTTGACTCTCTCGTCTAATTCCACTATAATAAAAGGGCAAACAACACACGACAATGGCACTCACTGAAAAATTCAAGAAAGACATCAGCACTCTTCGTGCTGCTGCAAACGGCGAAATTTTCCTTGATGTAAAGAATCCGAAACTTTTCAAAAAGGTACGCCGCTTCTACGAAAACAACGGTGTTGTTTTTTCTGGAGAACCTCTTGATGATTATGAAATGTTGATGGAATACGTGTTCCAAGATCTTGAAACTGCTGAGGTTGTTTGATGCAAGTTGTGAAAAAACCTACCGTTCTTCTTGAGCGGTTTCCTTATCGTTATGTTCAAGTCGGCAAATTGGAAATCAATGGTATGCCTGATTGCCGCATTCAAAAAGTAGATTCATACACTGGTCGATATCGCGATATGTATCTTTGTGATAATGAAATGCAGTTGATGACTGCTATGGAAGATCACGATTATACTTGCTGGTTAGATCCTGATGGTGTTCCTGCTTATGTAAAAGACTCGGTAAGTCGCTAAACTAGTCCTGGTGGAGTCATCCCCTATATGCCCGTGACGGAGACACGTAAAAATCTGCCCTGGTCGGTGAAGGATCCCCTTCAATCCCGAGAGTTTCCAATTTCTCTTTTAAAGAATTGGTGGTGCGGATGGGGTTTTATACTCCCGCCCTGTTTCTTGCTTCAGGTTAAAGAGCAAGTGGCGTGCATGTAAGACCTCTGTAAGATGGGTTTAATAACCCATCTTTTTTTGTTATAATTATAGTAGGATATAAATTAAAAAATGACTCTAGATGATAAACTATTGAGCATATATGGTTCTCATGATGCTTCTGCTACCTTTGTTGATAAGGATGATAATCTTAGAATTTTAGAGTTGGAAAGATTCTGTAATACCAGATATGCAATGTATAGCAGTCGTTTTGATTACATGTCTATCGGAACAAATCCTTCTCTTAGATGCAAATATTTAAAGTATATAAAATCTCAAATTAAAAATACTCCAGAATTAATTGTTTATTCATCTGTATTGACGGATGATGATATACAACTCATTAAAGAATATTTTCCAAGTTCTAAATTAGAGAGTTTTGATGCTCATCACATGTCTCATTCATGTGGTTCATATTTTCAATCTCCATTTAGAGATGCATTGATATTTACTATTGATGGTGGTGGAAGTGATTTTGGTATGCACACAACAACCAAAGTATATACTGGAGTTGATAATGAAATTTCTGAAATACATAAGTCTGATGTAGATTTTGGAAATGCATATTCACTTATTGGTAAACCCATAAGTGAAATTAGTCCTGCAAATGATGGATCTGACTTAGGTGTGTTTTTAACATATGCTGGAAAGGTTATGGGTTTATGTGCATATGGAAAGGTTGTAGAAGAATGGATCGCTCCAATGGAAAGATTTTATCTTCATAGAAATCTATCACAACTTGAAAATGAAATTAGAATAAAGTTATCTGTAAATGCTCTAAGTGGTGAAAATAGTTATAATTTAGCCGCAACTTCTCAATATGTTTTTGAGAATATGTTAATGGATTTTATTTTAAAATTTTTCAATGAGAGGAAAACAAATATTGTTCTAACTGGTGGATGTGCTTTAAATGTATTGTTTAACCAGAAGTTGAGAAAACTTTTAAACTCTGAAGGATATGAACTATATGTTCCTCCCAATCCTAATGATTGTGGACAATCTATAGGACAGTATCTAACAAAAACTAAAACTCATATTGATCCTTTGGTTTATAGTGGATTTGATATTTTAGACCGTGAGCATCTTAACTATTATTTGGAAAGGGGAAATTATAATAGTAAAGAATATGTTATTGAAGACATATTTAATTTAATAAGTGACGGAAAAATTGGTGGTATTATTCAAGGTTATTCTGAAGTTGGACCAAGAGCTTTAGGTAATAGGAGCATTATTTGTGATCCTTCATTTAAAGATATGAAAGATGTTCTAAATGCAAAGGTAAAATTTAGAGAATGGTTTAGACCTTTCGCTCCAGTTTGTAGAGAAGAGGATATGCATGATTACTTTGATGATGCTTTTCCATCAGAATATATGAGTTATGCTCCTTTTGTAAAAGAAGAATATCGAGATAAACTACCATCAATTACTCATAATGATGGAACAGCCAGACTACAGACGGTCAATTCAACACAACATAAACTTTTCTATGAACTACTTTCTTTTATGAAAGAAAAAAATAGAATACCAGTAATTTTGAATACATCATTTAATATTAAGGGCAGACCAATTCTTACAACTGTTATGGATGCATTACATGTACTTGATAATACTGAATTGGATTTTGTTGTAATTGAAAATCTACTAGTAACTAAAGATAAATGAAACCATTAGTAATTTTTTCCAGTGATAATAATCCAGATTATTATCAATTTGAACCAATTGTAACTGAGTTTTGGAACAAGTGTGGGTTTGATACTTTTTATGGATTTGTTGGTAGCGAAGAATTTCCTCTTATTCCAAATGTTTCTTCTCCACTTCAGTCTCAAATACTGAGAATGTATGCTACTAAATTATTTCCAGACCGAGTAATTTTATTAACAGACATAGATATTCTGCCTCTAGATAAAGAATATTTTTTATCTAGATTGGCTAAAGAATATAATGAAATTTCAATATATTCATCTGATGCATATGTTAATGATAATTTTCCTATAGTTGGAACCAGATATCCAATGTGTTATTTTTCTTCCTATGGTAAAACTTTTTCATCTATCGCTTTGGATAATGAGAATGAAACTTGGGAAGAGTTTGTTCTGAGACTAAACTCTTTGAATTATGGTTGGAGTACTGATGAACTGTATATTTCGGAAAGAATTAATCTATCATCAGTTAAAAAAATATATCATGATAGAGGATTTAATAATCCTCTTCGTCCAGGATATGATAAACCTGGTCAGATAATTGGAAGACTAGATAAACATTATTGGGTAGTAGAAGACATCGAATATGTTGATGCTCATTGTCCAAGACCATACTCATCTTACAAAGATAGTATAGATTCTCTTAAATCCTTTATTAATTAAATCATGAATTTACATTTAACTTATTTTGGCGACAATAACTTCACTTTAGGAAAAAACCGAATTCGTAAACAAGCAGAAAATTTTGGTGTATTTAAATCTATTCAAGAGTTTGGTGAAGATGATTTGACTGGAGACTTCTGGGAAAATCATGCTAGTAAAATGATGCAACCTAGAGAAGGAATGCCTAATCGTCGTTATGGATATTATGCATGTAAACCATATTTCATTGGTAAAGCTCTGAGAAATATTCCAGAGGGAGATGTTCTTCTTTATGTTGACTCTGGATGTGAACTCAACAAAAATGGAATTAATATGCTCCAGCAGTATTGTGACGAAGCATCTGAAAATAATGCAGTATTCTTTTCACTCGATCTTCCAGAGATTCAGTGGACTAAAATGGATACCTATAGAAAGATTGTTGGACCAGATGATACTCATATGGTGAGTAGACAGATTATTTCTGGTATTTTTCTTATGAAACATAATCCACTTATGATTGAGATTGTTGATAAGTGGAAAGAGCTTTGTATTAAAGATGGTGGGCGGTACTTAGATGATAGTCCTTCAGAACTTCCAAATCATGAAATTTTTAGAGAGAATAGACATGACCAGTCTATTCTTTCATTAATGATGAAAGTTTATTCCCAGTATGACGATTTTGTTTTTCATGAAGATCATACTTATGAATCAGTTTGGGATGCTGCGGGTGTTAGTGGTATTCCTGTTGGTCAACAACAAGCAAAAATCTGGAATACATATGGTAGAGAATATCCTATTTGGGCAACAAGAAATGGTCAAATAGACTTTACTAATTGTGAGGTTTAAATGGAAAGAGTAGAAAGACCTTGGGGATGGTATGAAACCATTGATGAGGGAGATAGATTTAAAATTAAAAATATCGAAGTCAATCCAGGGCAAAGTATATCTTTACAATTTCATTACCATAGATCTGAGCATTGGGTAGTTGTTGGTGGAACTGCAAAAGTAAGAGTTGGTGATGAAGAAAAATTATTGGGGCAAAATGAAAGCATTTATGTTCCTCAAACAGAAATACATCGCCTTTCAAATCCAGGATTAGTTCCTTTGAGGATAGTAGAAGTTCAATGTGGTTCTTATCTTGAAGAGGATGATATTGTACGGATTGATGATAACTACGGAAGATCTTGACTTCTGTTTCTTTTTGATTTAAAATAAAGTATACATTGAATTAAAATGATTTCTAACATGAAGGTTGCCCTAATTACGGGCATTACAGGGCAAGACGGATCATACCTTACAGAATTTCTTCTTGAAAAGGGATATGAAGTTCATGGTATCGTTCGTCGGTCATCTCTAATTAATACTGATAGGATTGATCATCTTTACGGTAAAGATAATGTCCATTTACATTACGGTGATCTCACCGATTCCACAAATATTGTACGAGTTATACAGTCAGTAAAACCAGATGAAATTTACAATCTTGGTGCTCAGAGTCATGTCAAAGTATCCTTTGAAATCCCTGAGTACACTGGTCAAGTCGATGCTTTGGGAACTCTTCGTGTTCTGGAAGCGGTTCGTCTCCTTGGTATGGAGAAAACGGTAAAAATTTATCAAGCATCTACTTCAGAACTTTATGGTCTAGTCCAAGAAGTTCCTCAAAGAGAAACTACCCCGTTCTATCCGCGATCACCTTATGGTGTGGCTAAACTTTATGGATATTGGATTGTAAAAAATTATCGTGAGTCTTATGGATTACATGCAAGTTCTGGAATTCTTTTCAATCATGAAAGTCCCCGACGAGGTGAGACGTTTGTTACCCGTAAAATTACCAGAGGACTGTCCCGTATTTCAACTGGGCAGCAGGACGTATTATCTCTCGGAAACCTTGATGCACGAAGGGATTGGGGACATGCAAAAGACTACGTTGAAGCAATGTGGTTGATGCTTCAGCAAGATCAACCAGATGATTATGTGATTGCTACTGGTAAACAGTATTCCGTTCGTGATTTTGTAAATGAGGCAGCACCTTATTTTGGATTTAATATTGAGTGGGTTGGTGAAGGTTTGACTGAGGTTGGATACGACAAAAATACTGAGAAACCTATAGTAAAAGTAGATTCAAAATATTTCCGTCCAGCTGAAGTATCAACTTTGTTAGGTGATGCTTCTAAGGCAAGGGAAAAATTGGGTTGGACACCAAAAATTTCATTTAATGAATTAGTACAGGAGATGTGTATCTATGGACAGTAATTCTAAAATTTTTATTGCAGGACATCGTGGTCTTGTTGGATCAGCAGTTTGTAGGAATCTGAAGTCTAATGATTATACAAATGTTCTTACACGTTCTCGTGCTGAACTAGACTTACGAATTCAAAAAGATGTTGACGAATTTTTTGAAGCAGAGAGACCAGAATATGTTTTTCTAGCAGCTGCAAAAGTTGGTGGGATTGGTTTTAATAAAGCAGCACCTGCAGATTTCATTAGAGACAATCTACAGATTCAAACTAACGTTATTGATGCTGCTTATAGGAATGGTTGTAAAAAACTTCTTTTCCTTGGATCCGCTTGCATTTATCCAAAGATGGCACAAGTTCCAATCAAAGAAGAGTATTTGATGACCGGTCCTTTGGAACCAACTAATGATGGTTATGCTCTCGCTAAAATCATTGGGTATCAAATGTGTAAAAGGTATACTGAACAGTATGGATTCTCAACAGTTTCTGTAATGCCTAACAATCTTTATGGAATTAATGATAATTTTATTCCAAGTCAGTGTCATGTGATTCCCAGTTTTATTAATCGTTTTATTGCTGCAAAAGAAAATGGTGACTCCGAAGTAGTTTGTTTTGGTGATGGTACTCCTACAAGAGAATTTCTTTTTTCTGATGACTTGGCGGATGGTATGGTTTTCTTAATGAATAACTACAATGATCCCAATGTTCTTAATATTGGACCTAATCGTGAAGTTAGTATTAAAGAACTTTCTGAACTGGTTGCAAAAGAAGTTGGTTATACTGGAAAGATTCTTTGGGATACAACGAAGCCAAATGGAACTCCTAGAAGAGCACTTGATACTAGTAAAATGGATTCTCTTGGATGGAAATCAAATACATCACTTGAGGATGGTTTAAAGATTACAGTTGACTGGTTTCTTCAGAATAGGAGTAATTATGTACGAGTATAGATGGCCACTGATGAAAAACTCTACCTCTCTATTGGATAGAGTAAAACTTGCTAAGTTTGTTTTAACTTCTGATAAATTTACTCAAGGGAAAAAAGTAGAAGAGTTTGAAGAACAGTGGTCAAAATGGTTGGGGTCTAAGTATTCCGTTTTTGTAACTTCTGGAAGCACTGCTAATTTTTTGTTGGTTGCTTCCATTATGGAAAAATATGGATTAGAAAAAGGTGATAAAGTTTTACTTCCTGCATGTACATGGGTTACTAATATAAATCCAATTATTCAATTGGGATTAAAACCAATTTTTTGTGATGTTAGTTTAGAGAACTATAGTTTTGATTATGATAATTTAACCAAGATTGCAAAGAAACATCCAGATATTCGTCTAGTTTTTGTAACACATCTTCTTGGTATTTCTGCTCCAGTTGATAAATTTAAAAATCTTTTTCCTGAAGCACTATTCATCGATGATGTATGTGAATCTCATGGATGTAAAGATATGAATGGAGTTAAAGTTGGATCTGATAGTTTGGGATCTACTTTTAGTTTTTATTTTGGGCATCATATGTCTACAGTTGAAGGTGGAATGATATCCACAAATGACGCAGACTTATATGATATCATGAAGATGAAGAGATCTCATGGACTTGCTAGAGTTTCAAATCAATTTGATTATTATAAAAATCAAAATCCTGAAATTGAATCATCATTCCTATTTGTAAGTGATGGATATAACTTTAGGAATACTGAGTTTGGTGCGGTTCTTGGTTTATCTCAACTTAAAAGATTGGACTCTTTCATTAAGAATAGAAAAAATAGATATGATGACTATGTGGATATTATGTCTCTTCATGAAGACAAATTTTATCCTATAGTGTATAATATTGGTAACAGTTCTTTTTGTTTCCCGTTTATTTGTAGAACCTCTGAAATTAAAACAAAACTAATTTCATTGTTTGAAGAATTTGGAATTGAATATAGACCAATAGTTGGTGGTAATCTTTTACGTCAACCATATCTTAAAAATTATTCAATTAGTGGGAAGAAAGAAAATTTCAATGTAGATATTATCCATGAAAATGGAATCTATATTGGTAATAATCAGTTTGTAACTGATGAAGATATGGATTTATTAGAGGCAATTTTAGGAGAATTATGAGTAAGTTTGGTAATCTAATCGACGAATGCATCAAAGAAACTATTGATGAAGTTCTTTCACGTAGAGAACTTCCTGATGTAGAATATATTGAAACTGATAATCTTGGTGAAGTTGTAGAAAAACTTTCTATTCTTCATACTCGCATGTGGATGTTAGAAGATGCAATTCAAGAGGCGGAGACTGATGCTGAAATTGCAGCACTGAAAAAGAAGATTGATATCTGTTTTAAAGTGAAGCGTCCACGTCTTGTTCAAGCAGTCAATCTTATGGTTGATAATGCTATCGCAACTGGACGAACTCTCCGTGAGGATTCTGTAAAGCATTATAAAGGTGTTGAATGATATGACTGTAAAATACATCTATCATCATTTGGGTCTGGGTGACTATATTATGTGTAATGGTATGGTTCGCCATTTTTGTAAAAATTATGATGAGGTAATTCTTTTTTGCTTAGCACATAATTTTAAAAATGTAGAATACATGTATAGGGATGTAGATAATTTAAACATTTTTATATTTGATACTGAAGATCAAATATGTGATTTTATTAAAGATGAAAAGATAAAAGATAATTTATTAAAAGTTGGATTTAATAATTTAAAATATTATGATGAGAATAATATTAACTTTGATGTTGGATTTTATGAGTTAGCTGGTTTAGACTATGATTTGAGATTTTCTGAATTTTATGTTGAAAGAGATTTGGAAGAAGAAGAACGTGTATATAAAGAGTTAAATCCAAATAATGAAAAATACATCTTTGTTCATGATGATCCTAATAGAGGATATAGTATTGATATGAGCAAAATTGATAGTGAATATAAAATTATTAGAAACGATACTAGGTTTCTAATTTTTAATTATATTAAGGTTCTTGAAAATGCAGAAGAAATACATTGTATGCAATCGTCTATTAAAGACTTAATTAACTCTTACAAATTAAATGCTAAAATGTATTTCCACAATTATGTGAGAGGACTAGTATCAACAGCTCATACTAAAGGACTTAATGAGTGGATTACTTATGAATAAAACTGGATACATATCTTATTCCGATCCTAGATTTAATTATTCATACAAAGGATTCTGCTCTATCGTTTGTGGAATCATTGATATGGCTTTGGAGCACTATATTGATAACGATAACTTTAATATTAAGATATCAGAAGATCAAACTTTACAGTTTTTTGAAAATATTTCACCAGTAACTGATTCTTATTATGATGCTGGATCACGCTGGTTAGAAAAGTTTCTTTCTGGGAAAGCATATCATTGTAGTCATAATGCTCATATTCCTACAACCATTTCTGAATTACAATTTAGAAATGAAGTCTATAATTCTATCTTAAAAATTAGAGAACAATACTTGACTAAGTTTAGATCTAAAAAATTGGAAATTGGAATAGACTCTAACACTCTTGGTGTTCAAATTAGAGGAACAGATAAAAAACAAGAATTGCCTGAGATACAAGTGGAAAGTATTTTCAAATTAATTGATCAAACTGATAAACAAAAAATATTTGTTGCTACAGATGATCAGTATTATCTTGATCAATTACTCAATAGATACGGTAGTCGTATATTATACGATAGTTCATTACAAATAAGTTCAGGATCTAAATCATTACACCATAATTGTTTAGATCGTGCTAAGATAAACGAAGAAGTTCTTTCTAGTGTTTACCTCTTATCTGAGTGTGAACATTTTTTGTATAGTTTTTCAAATGTTAGTTTACTTGCATTAATTATTGGTGCAAATAATTTTAAATTCATAGACTACTTAAACAAATGATTAGTATCGTAACTGGAACACTAAATCGTGTTGGAATGCTTCCTGAATTGATTTCCAATACTGTTATGTCTGATAAGAGACTTGAACTTGTATTGGTTGACGGTGGTAGTACTGATGGAACTATTGATTATATTGCACAGTTAAATCATCCACAAATTAAATTTATCGAAATTGGTGGTAGAAGTTCTTATCCACATTTTATGAATATTGGTATCAGAGCATCAACTCACGAAATTGTATGTCAGTGGAATGATGACGTAGTTCTTGTTAATAAATGGTCTGATGTTTTTGAAGAACTTGAATCTGACTATGACTTTTATCTCTTTAATTGGAAATATGGATCATATGCAGATACAAAAAGTCCTCAATGGTTAAATGGTACCGATCATACAACAGGATGGTGTCTTTGCAATAATGCAGACAGTGGTGGTGAGATTGTAATGAATTATGGTCTTTATCATAAAAAGATATTCCGTGAGATTGGAATGTATAATCCCGAATATCAATATTATTATGCTGATGGTGATATGGCTCACAGGGCATATCACCATGGATATAAAGTGAAAGATCTCCGTAACATAAAAGTGTGCTCACTTCCCACTGGTAAAGTTGCAACTTCCCATCCAGGAGATCAGCAAATATATTCTAAAAATATGGATTTGAATTTTAAAAAAATTCTATCAGAAAGTCTTCAATATCTTTGACGAATCATATCTCTGTGGTTTGATATTTGGTTATCATTTTCATCAAATGGTTCACCAATAAATGCAAAGTCATCTAACTTACGATCTCTTTTGATATTTGTGGAGAAAGATTCATATCCAAAGTACTCATCATGTGCGAATAAACTAGTTCTAGCTTTGGGGTAAATAACATCTCGCAAAAAGCACTGATCAATGGATCTATCAAAGTTAGATCTACTCGACATATAGGTTTCTATTTTTTCTTTTAAGTCAGTCAGGAAACCACCTCTACATCCCCACATACCTGCATTGATTTCCCACATATGACCACCAGGATGATCTCTGATAATATGAAACATTTTATCAGACTCTAACCACTCATTAACGGCTGCTACATCCCTCTCAAATAGACGGGAATCACAATCTCTGGAAATCATACACTCAATATCTTCTGATGCAGGAATGAACCTCCAGAGAGCATTCCAGTGAGTTAGGTCTTGTTCGGTATTAACTAGCGTTACATTATTGCTCTCTAACTGCTCTAATACATAGTCAGGTACAGAATCATTATGATACAAGCGCATCTCCCAATCAGGGTAAAACTTTTTAGCAAGTTCTGAATTTTTTATTGCGCCAATAGTGTATTTGGGATTATCACCCCATAATGAAAATGACAAAACTTTCATAGTATTCTTCAATCTTTATTATATATGACTGCTAAAAAGAAGTATAATTTAGTTGGTGGTGGATTCAATAATTATGATGGTGAAAACAAAGCATCGTCAATTCATAAACAAGAGTCTCAGTACATAGAGTGGGTAAATCACGGTGCTGAAGATACTTTTTATGTTGATGAATATATCAATCTTGTCTTTGATGATCAAGATAGTAATAGAAAGTATGGTTGGTTACTTGAGTCTGCACAGATTAAACCTCAAGTTATTGAAGATATAAAGAGAAATTATCTTCATTATGTGCGTTCTTTTGATGCAATTTTCACTCATAATAAAGAACTTTGTAATCTACACCGTAAGTTTAAGTATGCTCCATTATACGGCAGTTGGGTTACTGAACCAAAAATGTATGAAAAGAACAAACTTATTTCTATGATTTGTTCAAACAAAGTGATGTGTAGTGGACATCAACATAGACTTTCATGGGCACAAAAACTTCAGGGAAAGGTTGATTTTTATGGTCGTGGATTCAATGAAATTCATGCTAAGGAAGAAGGACTTTGTGATTATATGTTTTCAGTTGCAATTGAAAATGCTTCATATGAATCTTACTTCACTGAAAAAGTCCAAGATTGTTTTGCAACCGCAACGATACCAATTTATTATGGTGCTCCAGATATTGGTGATCATTTTAATCCAGATGGAATTATTACATTGACTGATGATTTTGATCCATCTCAATTGACTCCAGAAATTTACTATGATAAAATAGATGCTATAAAGGAGAACTTAGAAATTATTAAAAATCTTCCAATAAACGAAGACAACATTTATAAAACATATCTAGAGAATAATGACTATTAGTTATAATCGTCTGGGATCAAACGGACGTTTGGGAAATCAAATGTTTCAATATGCTGGACTTCGTGGTATTTCTGCTAATCGTGGATTTGATTGGTTAATTCCACCTCCAAATAGTTATGGTGATTCAAACTATGGTTTGTTTGACTGTTTCAAAATGTCTTCTGTTAAAGAAGAAAACTTTGGGTATTTGAATACGCAAAATATTGTTACTAACCAATTTCATTTTTCAAAAGAATTTTTTGATAACTGTCCAGACAATGTAAATCTTCATGATTACTTTACGACAGAAAAATATTTTCAAAATGTTGAGGATATTATTCGTGAAGACTTTACATTTAAAGATGAGATTCTGGAACCATGTAAAGAAGTTATTGATGAATTAGATAATCCTATTTTCATGCATCTACGTAGGGGAGATTATGCAGTCAATCCAAGTGCTCACCCAATGTGTTCTATTGAATATTATGAAAATGCACTAACTCATTTTGATAAGGATAGACCCGTTCTTGTATTCTCTGATGATATTGCTTGGTGCAAAGATCAACCTTTCTTTGAAAGTGATAGGTTCATGCTCTCTGAATTTGATGAAAAGTATTCACAAACTTGTGATACTCTTTTTGGAAGACAGCAAGCTTTGATTCCATATTATGATCTTTGTATGATGACTCTTTGCTCTGGTGGTATTATTGCTAATAGTACGATGAGTTGGTGGGGTGCTTGGTTGATGAAAGATAGAACTCAACCAATAATTTACCCATCTAGATGGTTTGGTAGTTATTATGATCACTATGATATGAGTGATTTATTTCCAAAAGATTGGATTGAGGTAGAATCATGAATTTAACATTTTTGATGCCCTGTCGTATTGAAAGTGAAGATCGACTGAGGAATGTAACTAGTTCTGTTGGTTATCTAGCAAAACATTTTCCACAATGTAAGATTATTGTTAAAGAAGTTGATAAGAAATCTGTATTCAGAGAGCGAGTTATTCCACATTTAACTAATCTTTTTGGTGGATATCCTCAAAACATCATTCATTTGTTTGAAGAATCTCAAGATGCATTTTTCCATAAGACTAAGATTTTAAATGATCTTCTTCTAGCATCAGATACTGATATTATTTTTAACTATGATGTTGATGTAGTATATCCGTTATCAAGTTATGAGACTGGTTATAAAATGATAACCGAAGGTGGATATGATGCTGTATATACTTTTGGATGTGGAATTTATCAATGGGCAGTTAGTTATGATGAATCTACATTTCATGAATTCTTAAAATCTGGATTTGATGCTTCTGTTCTTGACGAAAAGTCAACACTTCAACCATCTGTTATGGGTTGGGGTCAAATGATTAAGAGGCAAGTTCAGATTGATGCTGGGATGTGGAATGAAAACTTTTTGTCTTGGGGAGCTGAGGACTGTGAGTTTCATTACAGAATCCCTGCTTTAGGGTATAATGTTGGAAGAATAGATGATTTTGTTTATCATCTTGAACACTCTAGGACTTTTAATTCGCACTATCACAATCCAAAGTTTATGGACAATCATAGACTGTGGCAGCAAATTAGAACCTGGGATAAAGATACTCTAGTCCAATATTATTCTCAGCAAAAATATCTCAAGAAAAGGAGGAATGAAATAAATGCTAGCGTTTAATCATCTGGGACAATTAGGTAGATTGGGAAATCAAATGTTTCAGTATGCCTCACTGAGAGGTATTGCTAGAAATAGGGGATATGGTTTTTGTGTTCCAAATCATGATATTGTTGTTAATGATCCATTTGGATTCAGGATGAGGATTGAACTGTTTTATCCTTTCGAAATGGCTCATGTATCTAGTGAAAACATGAGAATGATGGATCGTGGCCACGCTCCTATAGTTAAAGAAAAGTATTTTCATTTTGATGAGATACTTTATAATATGTGTCCAGATGAGATTTCTCTTGCTGGATTTTTTCAATCTGAAAAATATTTTAAAAATATTGAAAATGAAATTAGAGAAGACTTTACATTTAAGGATGAGATTTTGGATCCATGTAAAGAGATGATCGAATCCGTTGGTGATGCATTAAGTCTTCATGTTAGAAGAACTGATTATCTTAAGAATCCAAACCACACCGCCTTGGAAATTAATTATTATGAAAAAGCATTAGATCAGTTTGATTCTGATTTACCAGTAATTATTTTTTCTGATGATCCAAAGTGGTGTGAAGAACAAGAAATTTTTTCTGGAGATAGATTCATGATCTCTGAATCTGGAGATCAATATGTTGATATGTGTCTAATGAGCTTGTGTAAATACCACATCATCGCTAATTCATCATTTTCATGGTGGGGTGCATGGTTATCAGGGCATGATAATGTTGTAGCACCTTTGAAGTGGTTTGCTGAAAATAATGATGATAAAGATACTAAAGATTTAATTCCTGAACGGTGGAGCAGAGTGTGATGGACAAAAACAAAGCTTTATACAAACTAAAGAATATTGGACCCATTTATTATATTAATTTGGATGGGCAACCCGAAAGAAAAGAATATATTGAGAATCAATTTGATTATTGGGGTATAGAAAACTATACTAGAATTTCTGCATATGATGGTAGGGACGATGATCTAAGTGATATTATTAAAGGAAGATATCCAGAAAATATGACCTCTGGAGAAATTGGTTGTACTACATCACATCTCAAAGCAATTAAACATTGGATGGAAACTTCAGATAGTCCTTATGCTATCTTTATGGAAGATGATATTGATCTTCAAACCGTAAAGCATTGGAACTTTACGTGGACAGATTTTATGTCTAAATTGCCTTATGATTGGGATGTTGTTCAACTAGCAATTATTTGTACTGGTAATCTCCATGTAACATTGCATCGAAGATTTGTAAATGATTTTTCTACGGCATGTTATATGATCACTAGACATCATGCGGAAAAATTACTGAGACATCATGTTCGTGGAGACAAATATAAACTTGATAATGGAGTCAAACCAAGAGCAGTTGCTGATGATTTGATTTACAATTCTGGGAACACATACGCTATTCCTTTGTTTCTGTATAAGATTGCTTTGGGATCTTCTATTCACCCAGAACATATTGATGTTTTTCATAAGCAAAGTCATGATGGTTTGTTAAACTTCTGGATTCAGCAAGGTCCTGATTTCAATCTATCAAGGATGATGGACTTCGATCCATATCTAAGTCGTGTCACAGAACCAACACCAACTCAAGCTTGACGTTTCTTTACATTTCCTATATAATTATGTTGTAAATCTTTACAAAAGGAAATGACTGTTACTACTAACGATCGCGGACAACAAAATATGTTCGCATCTGAACCCACCATGTATATGAGTAAAGAAGATCTCGATCGATATGGTATTGAGACTCATGCAGAAAAAGCAGAAAAACTGAATGGTCGTACTGCTATGCTTGGATTTGCCGCAGCAGTCATTTCCTATACTACAACTGGTAGTGTCTTTTTCTTTGGTATGTTTGGATTCTGATGACTGAAGTAATTTTCACTCTAACGACAGTATCTTTTTTCTGTCTACTTGCATATTCTGTTGAACAACTTTCTGAGACTTATTGATGGAAACTTCTTTGATTGAACTCCTTACTTATTATGTGATCACTGCGCTTCTTATTATTGGAGCACCTGGAGTTTTCTTTTTTATCGTATTCATGCCTGCCCTTCAAAATACTAAGGGGCGTATGGTAGGATACAAAGACCATAAAACTTATGGTAATTCTTCAATCTATGAAGTCAATCGAAACACTTGACAACATAAAGAAACTTTTATATACTTGACCTTTACACAAAATCAAATGTCTTATAACATCACTCTCCGTACTTCTGAAGGTGAGCAACAAATTACATGTGAAGATGATCAGTACATCCTTGATGCTGCTGAAGAACAAGGAGTTGATATGAATTATTCCTGTCGGGCGGGTGCCTGCTCTTCCTGTGCAGGTAAGATTGTATCTGGTACTGTCGATCAGTCTGATCAATCTTTTCTTGATGATGACCAGATCGACGCTGGTTTTGTTTTGACTTGTGTTGCATATCCCACTAGTGATTGCGTAATCGAAACCGATCAAGAGGAGTCTCTGTACTGATGAGTAAGTTTCTTCTTTTTTCTAAAGAGTCCTGTGGACCTTGTATGCTTGTTGATAAGTATATGAAATCTATTAAAGATGAAAGGACATCTCTACTTGAAAAGGTAGATCTTGAAGATGTTGGAACTACACCCTCAGAAGAAGCCTCAGCAATTGCTAAAAAGTATGGGGTAACCGCAACACCAGTTCTTGTAGTTACTGATGATGAAGGTAATAAACTAGAAGAATATATAGGTGGTATGGGAATTACCCAAAATATCCGTAAAGTATTTGATAAGTATGCCTGATCCAGACGCACTATGGAAGGATATCCAAAAACTCGACGATTTGTACGAAGAGTTATTGTGGCATCCTGACGACGAATTACAATTCACCCACGATGGTGAAAAAATAATTATCACAAACAAAACACAAGAGGAGAACAAACAATGAATGAAAGAGCAGAACGTATTAACGGTTGGGCAGCGATGATTGGAGTCGTCGCAGCTATGGGTAGTTACGCCGCTACCGGACAAATCATTCCAGGTGTATGGTGAATGATATGTTACTTCTAGGTTCCATAATTCTGGGCACATTTATTTTTTACTCTGCCCTGTTTAGTGAGGACATAGATGATGACGATGATATGGACGGTGGTATGATGATTCCCGCACAAACACCTGTATAATCCTTCAAGACCCTCTACATAGTGTAGAGGGTTTTTTAGTATTATGCCACGTGGTCAATTAAACAAGGATGAGATGATTTGCTACATCCTTAAGTTAAAGCATCAAGTCGATTCTGATCAAGGATTTCCTGGAGAAAAAGAAATTGCTCAAAAATACTTGAACAAAGTACTGGACAAGATTGAAGAATATCGGATGTAAATATAAATAAATCAAAAGTGGTACAGTAATAAAAAATGGGAAAGGCACTTGAAGCTGGACAATTAGCTGGATTCTTAGTTGTTGACTTAGATACTGATGATATTAAGATTGGTACTGCAACAACAATTAATGCTAGTAGTGGTGATATAACTTCTAATGGTGATATAACTTCTAGTGGTATTATTTCTGCAACAAATTACTACGGTAGTGCAGATAATTTAAGCTTTAATATATTGAATGCAAATGAGATCAGAAGTGTTGCTAACACCGAATCAGTAACCTCAGACAAATTTGATTCTTCTGCTGGAACTGTGACCTTAACATATGGTACAGATTCTATGGTAGCCATATGTACAAATCCTTCTTCAAATATAATATTAAAAGTTAATAGTATTCCTACAACATCAGATTTTGATAGTCAGTCGCTTTCTTTTTCTGTTGTAGTAATAAACACTGGAGTTGCTAGAACTTGCACCACAGTGTATTTCAATAATCAAGTTATGCCTGTAAAATGGTTTGGTGGATCTCTTACAAATGCTTTGAGTGGTGGAGTAACACGAGGAACAACGGGATATGATATTTTTAACTTTATTGGTATTAATACCATAGGACCAGCATCAAACATTTCTAATTATGAAGTTTTGGGTGTAGTTAACGGAAACTTTTTCTAAACATGTTTCGTCGTTTACAGTCTATTCAATCACCAGTAAATGTTAATCGTCAAGGTCATAGAGATCATGTAGGACCGGATATTAATTTATATTATGCAAATGAATATTATAGTCAGAATATTGGTGGAAATATCCCTGGATTTTATCAACTTACTGCTACTCCATATGGTACATATTCTCCGAGTGATAGTGAGAACTTACTTAATCCAGATAATATTGCTAATCATACTGGAATTGGAACATTTAGTGAAAATATATATACGCCACTTCAAGTTGGAATTAATTGGTATCCTGCACAATTACAACCAGATCATCTCTATAGTCATTATGTCTTAACAGTAGAGAGAAAAACTTTTAACCAAGGTAAAAACGTTGATATTGGTGTAACTCAAAATGTAGTGCAAGGTCCAAGTACTATTAGTAGTAACATACCATCTGGATTTGGTCCTGGTGATGAATGGCAACCGTTCGAGATTAGAGATGGTAATGAGCCATTTTGGTCTTATGCAGACAATCAACCTCAGAAATACATACATAATTTTACAAACGTTGATTTAATTGATGAAGGATTCTTATATTATTCTATACTCTTTTATCCTGATTGGGACGGATCTTACCATGGACCTTATGGATTGAATGGTTTCCAAAAAATATTCAGATCTTTTATATGGATGATTTACGATGACCTATCTGAGCAAGATGAAGACTTTTATGTTAGATTGAGGGGAATAAAGAAAGATACCAATTTTGCTCCTGAAGGTGGTCCGGAACAAGTTAATATATTTCCAGGTGAAAGCTTTCCTTATCGAAATAACCTAAATGTTTCGGAATATCCAGATTTTATTACTAATCAAGACCAATCGAGAATTCCAGAATCTGTAATTCTTTCTGAAACTATTCTGAGAATAGACGGCACAAGCTCAACAGCAAATCCAAATGTAGGAATTAATAGTTTATATCATTCTGAATATCAGGGTGTTGTTGGACTGTCACCAAATTTGGATGCCGATCATTTTTCGGATCCAAACAACCGCGAACGAGACAGATTTAATACTGTAAACTATGATTTTGAAGATTTTTTTGAAGGTAGACCTGGTAACAGTGGTTGGGACTATCCACAGATGATTTGGGCACCGTTGCTTCAACCATATGCTTATGATGACGATGAGTTTGCCGATGATCCTACTCCGGACATCAATTACAATAGCGACGTAAATTATTTTGGAATGACTACCGAGACGGCTGGTGTAAATTCTCCTATCGGACCTTTTTGTGGTTACTATACTGCATGTACTTTTATTAGTACATATACTGCTAATGAATTAAGAACAGCTGGAATGACGACTGGATCTATACTTCAGGGAGTGACATATGATGTTGTTCAAGGTATGAATAAATTATTTGATAGTTATAATAATGAAAAACCAATGAATCCTTTTCTTTCTATAGTAAACGTAGAAGAGTCAACGGGTGGTACTGATATCCTGTCCTCGTCTTTAGAGATTAAAGCACATAATTATTACCATCAAAGAATAAATGGTGACACTTTTCCCTTAGGTATGAATATATACGATCCATATGATGTTTCTACTAATCCATATACGCCGAAAAAATTTACTAAGTTTGATTCAATCGGTCAAGAAAGATTCGCTGTTGGTGGAACTGATCGGACGGATCAAGATAAGTATATTTGGAATGGGAAGGATGCTATAGCAATTATTGCTTCTTATGATTATCAATACGGTTATTCTGGATCATCTAATCCTTTTGGACCTTCAAATTTTAGAATTGGTGGGGATGATGATGGTGGCGACTTTGAGCCAGCATTAGTTAGAATGGCAAAAACTTATCTCAATGGCCGCTACGGCCATGGTAGTATAGCGTATATTTTTCCGGACGATACAACGGGTGAGTCAAATTATTTTACGGCGTCTGCAAAGGATATGTGGTTATATGATAGTGCTGGTGGATACAATAATGATGCGGGAAGACCAAGTTTTACATCACCAACTACATATACTACCACCAGATCTTTTAGTTTTAGTGGAGCTACGGTAAATCACAATACTACAACTAATACATATAATAACAAAAAGTATGCAACTTATAAAATTGCTGCTAGACCGGTTATTAAATTAGATTGGACTAATGTAGCAAATCCAAATGCAGTTCTTGATTTTAATATTGGATTTTTTAGTGGTTCAAATATTAGTTGGACTCATAACACAACCTTAACTGTTTATCTTCAACCTACAAACTCAATTTCAATATCAGACTTGATTGGACCACTTCCGGTTACTTATGTAAATAATGCTGGTATTACTACTACAGACACATTAATTACTGGAGTGGGGGAAACTCTTTATACTCAATATGAAGGAACTTATGGTAATAGATTTGATAGGTCTGATGCAACTATTGATCTTTCTGATTATACAGGGATTGGTCCAGTTAGGGTTGTTTTTCGTGCTGCCTATCAACGTCCATATACAGGCATTCCTGGTAGCGGTACTGTGGTTTCACGTCCTATTCGACTCAAGGACATATATCTTAGAGCACCATTAGATTTTGTTAATCGATCTTATTATCATCAAGATGCTTATCCTCCTGATAGCAATAGCATATACCGTAGGGGTCTCTATGTTACTGGAGATGATCCATCAGACCATGATACTTTCAATAAATTTACTTTGCATAGATATGGAACAGATTATCTGGAGGATTGGCCTGGAGATACATTGCAAGAATGGGAAGTTCGTAGAGGATCCTCTACTGGAGCTACTGTAGAGGAAGCTAATCCAGGATGTACATCAGTCGTTTATGATGCTCCTATCGAGTCTGGTCAAGCGGGAAATGTGAATGGTAATCGGTGGTATCAGCACCACTTTAGCCGTGCTGAAGGATGGCTTGAACATCAAACTGGTACTGAGCAACCGCTGGTCTCGGTCTCAAATTTTTATGGAGATTTTCTTTTTCATAAAGAAACGTTCACTATTTAATATCTAAAATGACAGAACAAGAACAAGAAAATTTTTCAAGATATTTAAATAATAGGTTTATTGATTCTTCAGATAAAAAGTTGTTGTGTTGCATGTCTATGTCTGATAGACAACGTAACGAATATTTAAAAAAAAGATATCCTGATTATGAATTCCTACTTCAAGTAGATAAGGATGTTGAATCTGGAAAGGTTGTTAGAGAACATGTTATACAACTTTTGAAAAAATTAGATTATATTGATGATATGTATCCATGTTCAATTAAAGCAGTTCTTCTTTTACAATCAAAATATGGGAATAATTTTAAACTATCATGTCCTTTAATGAAAACTAATGATGGTAAACTTGTTCCTCTTTATCAATTCGAAAATTTTGATTGGTGTTAATTATAAATTACTTACAACTAGGATTTAATTAAAATGTCTCCAATTCAAGGACTTTCAGGATTTGGTGGTGGTATTGCATCTAAACTATTAGGTGGTGCCGGCGGTGGCAGTAGTAGTTTTACATTTAGATACCATATGTATGGTTCTACAATGGGAGATTTGCAAGTATATGTGTATAATACAACTGCAGCATCATTAGTTGGTCCTTTTAGTATAACCTATGATGCTGGTACTGGAACTGTTATTAGTGGTCAACAACATGCTACTTCATCCGCGACTTGGGGAAGTGCTACGGTTGATTTATCTGATGCTTCTGGAGTAACTGGATACCTTGCTTTTAAGTACAGACCAGGTAGTAATTATTTCGCTGATGCTTCTTTAGATGATATGTCTCTTACATTACCCGATGAAACAGTAGTTGATTTGGATCCGGATTTATTTCGAAGTGATAGTATTCAAAACTGGCAGAGTGCAAGATTTCAGGATAAAACTACCGAAACTTTTCCTATAGATGGTGGTAGCGTACTTATTAACGCTAATAGCTATGATTGGAAAGATTGTGCTAAAAATTCTTCAACAAATTGGATGGGTCAATATGAAGATGGAGGCACTGGTTCTGGTAATACTGGACCAACTACTGATGCTAGTGGAAGTAGCACTGGATATTATATTTATTTTGAAGCTTCAAGTCCAAATTGGAGCTACACCGCATGGTTAAGAACTAAAAATCAATATACATTTTGAATTGAGGGGTTGACGGGTAGTAGAAACCGTAGTATACTAAATAAGTCAACGGGTTAAGAAATGTAACGTTTTTTAATCGTTTGTAACTCCCCGCAAACCAAGACCTCTAGGGAGTATAAAAACGTCTTTCATATCCTCTCTAAGGGTGAGAGGAAATAGTAACTCCACCATTTCCCTGATGGTCTTACTTTTTTGTTTAAAACAATGTCTCAATCTATTCTTTCAAGGCAACAATCACAATCCACTTGGGAATCATTCTGCGAGTGGGTAACTTCTACCAATAACCGCCTCTATGTCGGTTGGTTCGGCGTGTTGATGATCCCAACTCTGTTGGCAGCAACAATCTGTTTCATCACCGCCTTCGTCGCTGCTCCTCCTGTGGACATCGACGGCATCCGTGAACCCGTCGCTGGTTCACTCATGTACGGAAACAACATCATCTCTGGTGCAGTTGTTCCCTCTTCCAACGCAATTGGTCTTCACTTCTATCCCATTTGGGAAGCCGCATCGCTCGACGAGTGGCTTTATAACGGTGGTCCTTACCAACTCGTAGTCTTCCACTTCCTCCTTGGCGTCTTCTGCTACATGGGTCGTGAGTGGGAACTTTCCTATCGTTTGGGTATGCGTCCTTGGATCTGTGTTGCATACTCTGCTCCAGTCGCAGCAGCATCCGCAGTCTTCCTTGTCTATCCTTTCGGTCAAGGTAGTTTCTCCGATGGTATGCCCCTCGGCATCTCGGGTACGTTCAACTACATGCTTGTTTTCCAAGCAGAGCACAACATCCTGATGCACCCCTTCCACATGCTCGGCGTAGCAGGTGTGTTCGGTGGTTCACTGTTCAGTGCAATGCACGGTTCTCTGGTTACCTCTTCGCTGGTTCGTGAAACCACCGAAACTGAGTCTCAGAACTATGGTTACAAGTTCGGTCAAGAAGAAGAGACTTACAACATCGTTGCTGCTCATGGATACTTTGGTCGTCTGATCTTCCAGTATGCATCGTTCAACAACTCCCGTTCGCTCCACTTCTTCCTCGCAGCATGGCCTGTTATCGGTATCTGGTTTACCGCACTTGGTGTTTCCACGATGGCGTTCAACCTGAACGGTTTCAACTTCAACCAGTCTATCCAAGATAGTCAAGGTCGTGTGCTCAACACCTGGGCAGACGTTCTGAACCGCGCAGGTCTTGGAATGGAAGTTATGCATGAGCGTAATGCACACAACTTCCCTCTGGATCTTGCCGCTGCTGAGTCTACTCCTGTAGCACTCACCGCACCTACCGTTGGTTGATATGACTGATGGTAGTACTCACCCCCTCACCTATGTGGGGGGGTTTTTTGTAGGCGTTTCGTCTATTGCAATTCCTTTACTTTGTGTGGTACTATTATGATTGGTAAACTTGATCCTGAAGAGCGTGTTATGAGTGATATTCCTAAGCATGATTGGACAAAAAATGAAGATGGTTTTTTTGCTTGGAAAGATGATGGAATTATGGATCGAATTCAAGATTATCTTGAAGTTCTTGGATGGGAACCAGGAGATGAAATTGATGTAGAAATTGGTGGAACTCAAGTTTCTGGTATTGATGTTGGTGAAGAGTACAACAAAAAATGGCAGGCACCTATTGGTACTCGAAAGTATAATAAAGATGCTTTTATTATCATTAAGAATCAGTCTCGTAGAGATTTGACTAAATCTCAACCAAATCCAGAACTCAAAGGATATCATTTCAAAACTGAGAAAGAAAAAGCAGCAGAAATTAAAAAGAGAGATGATGAGTTGGGTTATGACACCTACAGTAAATGATGATAACTGGTTTGAACAAACCTGTAATAAACCATATGATCGACATTACTATAAGGTTGTTCTAACTGATGGACAATCAAAAGAATATCATTCTTGGGAACAAGTAAGGTTGATGTGGTTCCAAACACCACAACAGTTTAAGTCTCATGTTGATGTTTTAGATTATAAAAAATCAAAGGGATTTAAATGATAACAACAGAAACGCCATATAAATTGGCTGAGATTGTTCGAGATACTTGGCCACAACTTTTCTGGTTAAAAGATTCAAAGGTAAATAAAAACAATGACAACAAGTACACTAAACATTCCAAGTAGGGGGTGGTTCGATGTCCTGGATGACTGGCTTAAACGAGATCGCTTTGTCTTTGTGGGTTGGTCTGGACTACTTCTTTTTCCCACTGCTTATCTTGCAATTGGTGGCTGGCTTACTGGTACAACGTTTGTTACCAGCTGGTACACCCACGGTCTCGCGACTTCTTACCTTGAGGGCGCTAATTTTCTTACAGCGGCTGTGTCAACGCCTGCTGATGCTATGGGTCATTCTCTTCTTCTACTTTGGGGTCCTGAGTCTCAGGGGAGCCTTGTCAGGTGGTTCCAACTTGGAGGACTCTGGAATTTTGTGGCGCTCCACGGAGCTTTCGCTCTAATCGGATTCATGTTGCGTCAGTTTGAAATTAGTCGTCTAGTAGGTATCCGTCCGTACAATGCGATTGCTTTTTCAGGTCCTATTGCCGTATTCACTTCTGTATTTCTCATCTATCCACTTGGACAATCCTCTTGGTTCTTTGCGCCGTCATTTGGTGTTGCAGCGATCTTCCGCTTCCTTTTATTCCTCCAGGGATTCCACAATTGGACGCTTAATCCATTCCACATGATGGGTGTTGCGGGTATCCTAGGTGGTGCATTGCTTTCTGCAATTCATGGAGTGACTGTAGAGAATACTCTGTACGAAGATGGTGAGCAAGCAAATACTTTTAAGGCATTCGATAGTACGCAAGAAGAGGAAACTTACTCGATGGTTACTGCTAACCGTTTTTGGTCTCAGATCTTCGGGATTGCTTTTTCTAATAAGCGTTGGCTTCATTTCTTTATGCTTTTCGTTCCCGTTATGGGTCTCTGGACTAGTAGCATTGGTATTATTGGTCTGGCGCTTAATCTTAGAGCATACGATTTCGTATCACAGGAGATTCGTGCGGCGGAGGATCCAGAGTTCGAGACGTTCTACACAAAGAACATTCTATTGAATGAAGGTCTTCGTGCATGGATGGCACCAGTCGATCAACCTCATGAACAGTTTGTATTTCCAGAAGAAGTCTTGCCAAGAGGCAACGCACTCTGATATAATAAGAGGGTTAACAACCCTCTTTTTTTATGCGTAAAATACGAGACCCTCTTAAAAATGGTTTCTATGGTATTGACTATGTTCTCTGGGGTAAAGACAGAGTTGCTGTTCACTTTGATATGGTTTCGGCGCAACAAGCAATGATGTCTATGATCAAACGTGGAGTAGAAGTGAAAGGGATGAGAGAGATTAAGATTGATGAGTAAAAGAAAAAGTGCCTGGAGAATCTGGGCAAAAGCACTAGGAGAAAAAAGTGGAAAAACAGATAGAGAATCAGATATTATTGCTTGCATACGCACCTTTATTTTTGTTTCTTACTTGGTTACCAATGTGGCTATTGTTGCTAATGCAATACGACACTGGAATGATGTAGACTATCAGAATAATTCTTTACTACATAATACGAGCACTATTCAAAACTCATGAAAATTTTTCTTGATACTGCTGATGTTGAAATGATTCGTCCAGCATATGAGACTGGACTAATCGATGGAGTAACAACAAATCCGTCTCTTATTTTGAAGAGTGGAAGAACACTATCTGAAGTAGCAAAAGAACTTGTAGAATCATTTCCAAATTTGGAAAGTATTTCTACAGAAGTAGTAGCAGATACTGCTGAGGAAATGATCGCACAAGCAGAAGAGTTTATTCCTCTCGCACCAAAGGTGATTACTGTTAAAGTTCCTTGCACAGTTGAAGGATTGAAAGCATGTAAGTATCTTTCTGATCATGGTGCAAAAGTTAATGTTACGTTGGTATTTTCTGTTTCACAGGCAATTCTTTCTGCAAAGGCAGGAGCAACTTATATTTCTCCGTTCTTAGGGCGTTGGAGAGATAATTCTATTGATGAGATTGAACTCATTAAGAACATTCGTAAAGTGTATGATAATGAGTGGACATTCAATAATCCAAATATTCTTGCAGCATCTATTCGTGATGTGATGCAAGTAGAAAAGTCTGCTTTTTATGGTGCCGATGTTTGTACAATGCCTCCACTTGTTTTTTGGAAGATGTATAAAAATATTATGACCGATAAGGGACTTGAAATATTTCAGAAAGATTGGGACGAAGCGAATGGAAAAACCTCATAAGTTATACATTGGTGGAACTGGTAGGGCAGGCACAACATTTTTAGTCTTAATATTAAAGACTTTAGGTGTGGATGATAATAGTCCAGACTGGAAGTATGATTCTGATGCAGAACTACCGCGTATTCCAAAAGGAGAATCTGGTGGAGAGGTTGGTGAACATACTCCAGAAAAAGATATTCCTTATCTTGTAAAATGTCCAGGATATATTACAAAGATTGATGGTATCGTACAAAAACATCATGTTGATTATTTTATAATTCCAATTAGGAATTATAAAGATGCTGCAAAATCTAGAGAAAATATTGGTGGTGGTAAACCTGGTGGACTTTGGTCTGCAACAAATGCAAAAGAGCAAAGGGAATTTTATTATGAGATAATGGCGGAATACTTATATAAAATGACTGTTTATGATGTACCAACTATTTTCATAAACTTTGAAAGAATGATATCTGATGATAAGTATTTGTATGAAAAGATAAAACCAGTTTTGCGAGAAAGTATTACTTACGAAAATTATAAAGAAGTTTATGACCGAGCAACAGAACATCAAACCTATGGAAAATGATAAGTGTCCTTATTGTGGGGAAATCAATAAACCATGCTCGATAGTAAATAGTTTAGCAAGAGCATGGGCAAGAGCTGCCTGTGCAAAGAAGAACAATAAATAGAATTAAATTGTATAGACATATAAGTGGCACAACCATTTGAACTAGGGCAGTTAGCCAATTTAATTTCTGTAGATGATAGCAATCAGTCATTAGCTATCAGTACATCAGTAACTGTTTCTGTTGATGCTACAGTATCAAGTAATTTATCTGTTATTGGAACATCTGATTTAGATCGGATTAATTGTGGGATTATATCTGCAACATCAGTAGGAATTGGATCTACATTTTCAACTAATGATTATGGTATTGAAATTGTTGGTATTGTAACCGCAACAACATTCAGTGGATCTGGATCATCACTAACAAATATTCCAAACTCATCTCTTGATAATTCTTCAGTATCTTATGGTGGAGTTCAATTATCTTTAGGAGAATCTGATTCTACTCCAGCATTTGATTTAACTGATGCAACAGATCTTCCAGTTTCTACTGGTATTTCAGGTTTAGGTGCTAATGTTTCCACATTTTTAGCAACACCTTCATCAAGTAATTTAACATCAGCAGTAACTGATGGTGGAACTGGATCTGGATCACTCGTATTGTCTGGTTCTCCTAGTTTAACTTCTCCAAGTATTGGAGAAGCAGAAGCAATTAGTGTTAATGCGACAGGGATAGTAACAGCATCTCAATTGGTTTCTACTTCTGGTGTAACCCTTGATGGTCTGTTAAAGGAAAATGTAAATATAGTTTCTGGTAAGGTAAGCGATTATAGTGATATTATAATAGAAGATGGAATGGTTCATCTATTTACAACTGAAGAGACAACTACATTTACTCCAAATTTTAGATATAGTGCATCAGAAACATTAGATTCTAAGATGAGTGTTGGGGAAAATATATCGGTAAGTATTATTTACCCTGCAGATGCTGTTGGATATGGAGCAACTGTGACAATTGATGGATCTAATAAAGGTATAAACTGGTTGGCAGGAGGTGTTCCTGAAGCTGGAGGAGATGCTGGATATGATTACTATTCATATAATATAATAAAAACTGCATCATCAACTTTTGTAGTTTTAGCTAATGTTGTTAATTTTGTTTGATAAATAATTTTTAAGTTATAAAGATAGAAATATTTAAGATGTCTAAAGCACATGAACTTGGTCAGTTAGGACATATTGTTAGTGTAAGTGATGGTATTTCTACTACAGTCTCTATTTCTGGAATAGTATCTGCTATTTCATTTAGTGGAGATGGTGCTAATTTATCAAATACTGGTGCTATTGTATCTGCTGGAGCGACTGTTGGAACTCAAAGAGTAGCACTAACTGATATCACTTCTGGTATCATGACAAGTGCAGCAACTGATTCTGCACTTGTATATGAATCTTCTACTGGTACTTTAAGTGCTACTTCATTTAGTGGAGATGGTGCTAATTTATCAAATACTGGTGCTATTGTATCTGCTGGTGCTGGAACTCAAAGAGTAGCACTAACTGATATTACTTCTGGTATTATGACGAGTGCTGCTACAGATTCTGCACTTACATATGATTCTTCTACTGGTACTTTAAGTGCTACTGCATTTAGTGGAGATGGTAGTAATATTACTAATGCTGGTGCAACTCTTTCAGCAACTTCTGGTACAGAGAGAGTTGTTCTAACAAATTTGACTAGTGGTGCAATGACTGCATCTTCCACTGATTCAAATTTAACTTTTGATGCTTCTACTGGTACTTTAAGTGCTACTGCATTTAGTGGAGATGGTGCCAATCTTTCTAATACTGGTGCAACATTGAGTGCTGCGAGTGGTCAACAGAAAGTTGTACTAACAAGTCTCACTAGTGGTGTAATGACCACTGCAGCAACTGACTCTGCACTTAATTACAATCAAAGTAATAATACTTTGGATGCGAATATAACTGGAATATCTTCTGTTACCGCAGAATGGACCATCGGTGCTGATGCTGGAAATACTTATTACACATTTTCGGGTCCTGGTCTTGATGGTACAGAACAAGATCCAAATATCTATCTAACACGAGGTCAGATATATAAGTTTACTAATAATATGGGTGCTCACCCATTTAGAATTCAGAGCACTGCAAATGGATCTCTTGGAACACAATATAATGATGGACTTTCAACAAATGATGTTGATAATGGGACAATAGAATGGGATGTTCAGATGGATTCCCCATCAACTCTTTATTATCAGTGTACCTCTCATACGTCAATGGGTGGTGCAATTTATATTGCAGATCCAAACTCAATATCAGTGGAAAGTTTAAGTTATAGTACTACTACTAATGTTGTTGAGACACATGGTAATAATCTTGCTAGAGTTAATGGTCAATGGACAGTTAACTCTAGTTCTGCATCAAATAATATGGCTTATAATCCAAGACTACTAGTAAAGAATAATTATGCAACTCAATATGGTGGGCAACGAAGCTCTCAAGGTGTTATGGTAATTAAGTCCGTGGGAGAAAGCAATTTTATTATTGGTGGTTATAGTAGTATGAATATTAACCATGATAAATATTGGGGAGCAGCACACAATACTTGTCTTGGTTATAACTCTGGACTTGCTGTTGATAGTAGTGATACTCATAATACTGCTATAGGATCAAATACAGCTACTGCAACAGGAAACTCCTACTATAAAAATACTGCTATAGGATCTCAGGCAGGTAGTAACGGAACACCATCTGGTACTGGTAATTGTACGGCGATTGGATATAATGCACAATGGGGTGCTAGCGCATTAAATAAAGTAGTCCTTGGTGATGCGAATATTGCAACACTAAGTTGTAATGTTCAAACAATTTCATCTCTGTCTGATCGTAGAGATAAAACTAATATTGTAGATATACCCGTTGGATTAAATTATATTAATGCATTGAGACCAGTTAAATTTGATTGGCTAAGACGTGATGGAAGTAGTGAGGGAAGAAAAGCATTTGGATTTATTGCTCAAGAATTAAATGAAGTTCAAGAACAATTTGGATATAAAGAATATACCAATTTGGTGCTTGAACAAGATCCAGATAAACTTGAAGCTGCTCCAATGAATAGTTATCCAATTCTTGTTAAGGCAGTTCAAGAATTATCACAACAAAATCAAGATCTATTAAGAAGAATTGAAGAACTGGAGAATAGATTGAACAATGAATAAATAATTTCAAATCGCAAGTTGCTTATGACTCCTTTGCACTCTCCAAAAGAATACTTGTTCAATCTTTATACAACAAGTTCTGGGGAGGCAAAGCGATTGTGGAGAAAGCATATAAAAGAAAAATGGGATTATGCTTGTGCATATTGTGGATCTAATGACACTTTAACAATTGATCATGTAGTTCCAAGATCTAAGGGTGGTAGCGACTTTACTAAAAACACGGTTTGTTGCTGTCACTCTTGTAATCAAGATAAGGGTCATACTCCTTGGGAAGAATGGTATTTCTCTCAGGAGTTTTTTAGTATTCAAAGGTATGAAAAAATTAAAGAGTGGATAAAACCAGAACCACCAAAAAATTTATTTACTTATGGGAATAGACGTAATATTGTTTCTTAGTGCTTTATAAATATTCAAAGCACAGTGTGTTCTGGTAAATACCATAATTATAAATGGCAACTCCGATTAGGATAAAACGCTCAGCAGTACCTGGAAAGGTACCTGCAGATGGAGCACTACAATACGGCGAATTAGCTCTTAATGTTAGTGATGGAGAACTCTATGCAGTAAGAGATAGAGTTGGTGTTGGTTCTTATGTTGCTAAACTTGGTGCTGGTGCTACTGTTACTAACATAATATATGTAACTCCAGATGGAAAAGATACAAATACGGGAGAAAGACTCGGAGAAGCAAAAAGAACAATTAAAGCAGCAGTCGCAGACGCAGCAGAAGGAACAATTGTTAAGGTTGCTGCTGGATCTTATCTAGAAGATAATCCAATTGTTCTTCCAAAACAAATTAGTATCGTTGGTGATAGTTTGAGAGAAGTATCGATTACTCCTCAAAACCAAGGTGATTTATTTTATGTTACTAATGGAAATTATATTAGTGATTTATCATTTACGGGTGCATCTAATAGCGGCGCATTATTTTCATTCAATCCCAACAAACCAGAATATATAAATCAATCTCCATATATTAGAAACTGTACTAATTTTATACCCGATAGTATTGGTATAAAAGTTGATGGTACATATGCAATTGGACCAACGAAAAGTATGGTTTCCGATTCTTTCACACAATATAATTCAAATGGAATTGGTGCCTCAATGACTAATGAGGGATATGCCCAATTAGTTGCATTGTATACTATTTGTACAGATAAATCTGTCTTTGTTGGTAATGGTGGACAATGTGATTTGAATGCATCTAATAGTTCTTTTGGAAATTATGGTTTAGTTTCTGATGGTATAAGCACGGTAAAATATACCGGTCTTTTACAAGAAGCTACTGATGCTGGTGTTGACGAGTTTAAAGTCTTAATTGATCAACCATCATATAGAATAGGTAATATAGAATATGATAATGTAAGTGGATTAGCTACAGTTACTCTATCTCAACCTCACAATTACGTTGTTGGTGTATCATACACAATGGGAAATGCGTATTTTTCTGTTAATGAATCATCAGAATTAGTACCAATTCCAAATACAAATAATGGTGATAATGGAATATTTGAAGTTCATTCCATTCCTTCTAACAATCAATATACTTCATATCTTGGACCATCTACTTTTAGTGGATACGTGTATGAACCAAACACGGGAGAAACTAAAAAATATGCTGTTAGACCGTACAATGGGCAGATAGTTTATTTTGATATACCATACTATTTTGTAAATAAAATAACTATAGATGATGGTGGATCTGGATATACTTCTGTTCCAAACGTAACAATAACTAATCCACCAACTGACTTTGGTATTCCTGCAGTTGCAAGTGCAGACATTGAAAATGGATCTGTAACTTCAATAACAATAGTAAATGCGGGTAGAGGATTTATTGGTGGGAATCCTCCAACGATAACTATTGATCCTCCAGATTCGGGGACGACTGCAACAGCGTCGTTAGAACTAGCACCAATATTTTATACTGTTGGTAGTTCAACTCCTATTTCTGCTGGTATTTCTACAATCACACTCACTGAAAAAGTTCCTTATGAATTCTCTTTCGGACAAAATGTTGACTTCCATGTTCAAAGTAAAATACTTGCATCATCCCATGCTTTTGAATATGTAGGAACAGGAGTCACTATTAATCAAGCAGTACCAAACAGAGGTGGTGTTCCCATTCAAGAAAATGAAACTGATGAAATAGATGGTGGTATTGTTGTTTACACCAGTACTGATCAACTTGGTAGATTTAGAATTGGTGATGGAATTGTTATTGACCAATCAACGGGAACAATAGGTGGTGATGATTATACACGGAGTTTATTTTCAACAATGACGCCACTTATCTTAGCACTAGGAGGAGACTAATCTAATGGCTTTATCTGCAAACATATTTAAAACAGTTACACAAGTTGCTTCATTAAGTGAAGTTGAAATTTATACAGCACCAACTGGATATACTGGTGTTGTTTTACTTGCTCAAGTTGCAAACATCGGTAGTTCTATGCATACTGTTTCTTTTTCACATAGAAGAAGTAGTACAACAACGGAAATTGTAAAAGATTTTGCAGTTGAGGGAAAAGATTCTGTAAGTTTAATACATGGAAAACTTACACTACAGTCTGGAGATAAACTTGTTTTATCTGCTAGTGATGCAAGTAACATTAAATTTATTGGTAGTGTCTTAGAAACTCTAAACTAAAATGGCTAAATTTCTTTCCGGTAGACAAAGACAATTAAATGTTGGTATTACTTCATATACCGCAGATTCAACAGTCCTTCAGGTTACTGGAAGAGTTGGTATTGGAACAACAGTATCACAAACTCCCTTACAGATTGATACCTTTGGTTTAGAAACAAAGATAGGAACTTTTACTGCTAGTGCTGGAGTTACTCAAGATATTGATTCTTTTACTATATCAGAAACTGATTTTAAAGTTGTAGAATATACGGTTCATTTACAAAATGCATCGAGGTTTCAAGTTCAGAAAGTTTTGTTGATGCAAAACGGAACTACAGCATATTCTCAAGAATATGGAATTATGTATGATCCTGATTTGATTGTTTCTATTGGATCCACAATCTCTGGTGGTTTATGTAAACTTCAGGTAACCCCAGAGTTAGGTATAAGTGGATTGACCACATATAGATTCAGTAGGGGGTCAATATTCTAATGAGAGCAAGATGGGTTGATGGAACACGGAGACTTGTTCTTGATCAAGATAGAAATGTTGTTGAACCATATACTGTTTGTGTTACTAATAGTTCAATCTATAACTGGTGGAATGTACATAATTTATTAATAAATGATGGTGGAGAAGAGTTCATACCAAATAGATCTGTAATTTGTCTTAGTGAGATGAACTTTTCTTCTAGGAGATCTGTTTATCTTTTATTTGAAAGTGAAGTGGAAGTATTGCGTAATCATCCACTAATTGAGTGGGTTGAAAGGGCATCGATGTTTAATCGGATTAAATGGGAACAAAGGAGAAATGATGAGTTTTTTGATAGGCATATTGATACTAATAGGTATAAACAAGATATTGTAAATAAAAGATCTTCTGGTAATCCTGGATCTGAATTAAATTTTACTCAGTGGGGAGTATATAGGCATCAATCAAAACAAAATAATTTTGTTGGACTGGGAACAACTTCAACTAGTAGTGATGTTCAGTATTCTTTGACTGGTAAAAATGTTGATGTTGTTATAATGGATACTGGTGTTCGATGGGATCATCCAGAATTTTTGAAGTTGGGGGTTACAAATTTTTTAGGTGAAGATAGTACTAGAGTTAAAGATATATTAATTCATGGTTCTAGTAACTATGGAATTGATTGGTCATCACATGGACTGGTTGATCCTGGAACGGGAATTTTATCTAACTATACAATAGCAAATGTTTTACAGTCATCAGAATTTAATGGATCCTGGCACGGTAGTCATGTTGCTGGAACTGCTGCTGGTAATCAATTCGGTGTCGCTTTTGATGCAAATATATGGTCAATAGCTTGTGTGGATAGAAGTGATGTTGGATTTACAGATCCTTCTGATGGATTTGATTACATTAGAATATGGCATAAGAATAAACCAATTAATCCACAAACTGGAAGAAGAAATCCAACTATTGTGAATTGTAGTTGGGGACTTAGACAATTTGTTTATTGGTCTGACGTTAATACCTATCCATATACTGTAAATTTTAGAGGTGATACTTATAATTCTTCTGATGTTGAGGGATCATCTACATTTTTACCAGCAGTTTATTATATGGATATAAACGGTGGTTATTATGAATTCACTTCCACTCATACATCTTCACAAGCAACTGCTGATGAATTGTTTGATGATGAAGAATGTAAAGATATTATAGTTATTTGTTCTGCAGGCAACTCTGGAAATGGAAATGGAAAGCAAGATATTGAAGGTGGTGATGATTATGATAATAAATTTTTGACTGGATTATTTTATTATGGTGATGTTGCTGCAGAGACGAGAGGTTCTGTTTCTGAACATTTTAATCGTTCTGGTACACCAGCAATTACTCATCAGGGGCAGGATGATGCTCCCATTGTTGTTGGATCATTAGATTCTACAGTATCTGTTAGTGGAATAACTTCAGAAAGAAAAGGATCTTACTCAAATAATGGTCCGGCAATTGATATTTGGTCGGCAGGATCAACAATATTAAGTCCATATGACGATGGATATCAAGATCCTAGAAATAATTCTTTTTATAATGATTATCTAAATGGAACTAGTATGGCTGCACCAAATGTTACGGGTGTAGTTGCTTTACATTTAGAATCTAAACCATTATCAACAAGAGTTGATGTTAGAAAATGGTTAGATAATCATGCATCATCCGATATAAGTGATAATTTTTTAGATGCAACTGGTAATCTTGATCCCGTTGGTGCTGGTACTTCTCAACTTTATTGGGATGATGCATATGGGTTGAGAGGATCTCTTAAAAAGGTTTTGTATAATCCATATTCTAATAATGAAGTTCCTTCAGTATCTGGAATAACACTAGATCAAATATCATTTACTCAATCATAAATACCTAAAAACCCGAAATGGCTAATAAAGATTTTGGTGTAAAGAAAATTAATCTTACTGGGGCTTCTGGAACTCCAACCATTTCTAGTCCCAATAATTTAAATCTAAACGCCACAACTGTTGCTATTAGTACAGATGTTTCGGTTGGTGGTGAAGTAGTATCGGATGTTATAGTTTCTTCTCCATATAGTGTTGGTATAGGAAGTACAATTCCAACAACTAAATTAGATGTATCTGGTGATTCAAAATTTTCTGGTGTAATAACCGCTGATGGATTAGTTGTTACTGGAGTTTCTACATTTCAAACAAATATTGGTGGAACACTTAATCCAGATAGATTAGTTGTAAGTGGTGTTTCAACATTTCAAGATGATATCAATTTAGGAAATAACGATAAAATTAAACTTGGTGGATCAGATGATCTTCAAATTTATAACGACGGATTTGATTCATATATTGTAGATGCTGGCGTTGGCGATCTTCATATCAGAGGAACTTCAGCAATTAAATTTGAAAATGCTGTAGGATTAGAAACGTATGCTAAATTTAATGTTGATGGAGCAACAGAATTATATTATGATAATGTAAAGAAATTTGAGACAACATCTGATGGTATAAAGATTGGTGAAATTGGAATCAGTACAGTTGGTGTAATTACTGGTCCATCAGAACTTATTATTGATCCCGCTGGAGTTGGAGATAATACTGGATCAGTAAGAATTAAAGGCGACTTATTTGTTGATGGCGAGCAGTTTATTGTTGACTCATCTAGGATTGAACTTGCGGACTTTAATGTTGGAATTGCTTCCACTGTTTCATCTAATTCTCTGCTTGATGGTGCTGGTATTGGTATTGGTGATACTTCAATAAGAAAAACATTAACCTTTAATGATAGTAGTGATAGTTTAAAATCAAGTGAAAACTTTGATATTGCTGATGGTAAATCATATAAAATTAATGGAACAAATATATTAACGTCTGTTCAATTAACTATTCCAAATCTTAGTGTTTCTGGAATAGGAACAATTGAAACTCTTGATGTTGCAACTGGAACTATTGATACATTAACTTCTACTTCATTAAATGCAACCAATTTGGTAGTATCTGGATTATCAACTTTTACAGGTATTGGAACTTTTGAAAATGATTTATATGTTGGTGGTCAATTACATGCACCTTCTCTAAATGTTCAGGGCGGAGTTTCTTTAGGACAAGATCTCTCAACTAGAAATTTAACAGCATCTGGATTTTCTGAGTTCACTGGTATTGCTACATTTAATGGTGGTATAGATGGTGATCTCAATGCACTTGGTAAGACTTACTATGTTGCAACAACTGGTAACAATTCAGATGCTGGTGATAATATAAATCAACCTTTCCTTACTGTTGCACAAGCACTGAGTGTTGCTACGAATGGTGATATTATCAATATTTCTGCTGGTACTTACGAAGAAACTTGTCCTCTTACTATTCCTAGAGGTGTAACAGTTAAGGGTGCTGGACTTAGAGCAACAACAATTAGACCAACAACTGCAACACAGCAAGAAAATATCTTCTTATTAAATGATATTTCTACCATTGAGGATCTTACAATCAAAGGATCCTACTACGATTCTACTGCTGATACAGGTTATGCATTCTCATATGCAACTGGTATTGCTATTACAACTAGATCGCCATATGTTCAGAGAATAACCGTACTCAACACTGGATCTTCTGTTACTGCAGATGACCCATATGGTTATGATACTGTAGACTCACCCCCAACTAGTTACATTGCTGGTCGTGGTGCATTAATTGATGGATCTAAAGTTACTTCCGACTCTTTGGAAGCAGGAATGTTGTTCAATGAAGTAACATTCTTTACTCCAAACAATAGAGGTATTGTTCTTACTAATGGTGCTCGTGCAGAATATCTAAACTGTTTTCACTATTTTGCATCACAAGCTATTGTTGGTTTAGCAGGAACTGTTGGTATTGCTGGAACTGCGGACGCTAGACTTAAGTTTACTAATCCTGGTGTTACTCCATCAGTTAATGACGTTGTTAAATTACGTGAGGGTGGAACTGTAGTTGCCGTTGGTACAATTACAGAATATAGTAATCCATATGCTAAGATTGACGGTCCTGGTTTTGGTAAGTTTGTTGTTGCTGGTGCAGGAACTACACAAGACTTAAACTTCTATCAGTCTGATGGGACGACACATACTGGTATAGCAAGTGCTATTGCCCTGGCTGACTATACTATGTTCGGTGCTGAGATGCGCTCTGTTGGTTGTGCTGTTGAATATGGATCTCAAGGTGTAGTTGCTGATGGTAATGGCGTTAAGTTGAGATTATTTGCGACAAACTTTAATCATGTTGGGTCTGGTAAAGATATGACCAATGACGCAACTTTAACCATTCAGGCAAATGAAGTGGTTGAAACAAATGATGGTCAAGTATCATATGTAAGTATTGACCAGGCTGGTGATTTTAGGGTTGGTGATGCCTTTGTCGTAAGTCAAGAAACTGGTAATGTTTCTTTTGCAGCAACCACTTACAACTTAGAGACGACTGGAGAACTAACAGTTACTGATGGTGGATCAAACGAATCTGTTATAACTCCAACAAGTTTGACGGTTGGGAATATTCAAATTGCTGCAAATACATTATCCTCCACGTCTGGTGATATTAATATTGATCCTGCAGGTTCAAATGAAACAAATGTTACTGGAAACTTAAACGTTACTGGTATACTTACCGCATCAGTTCTTCAAGTTGCTGCAGTTCAAAAAGGTGACTCTTCAATTGCGATTGATGATACTGGATCTGATGGAACAATACGTTTGAATACTGATGGGACTGAGGGTGTTAGAGTTACAAATGATCAAAAGGTTGGTATTAATTCTTCCTCACCAGCGTATAGATTGGATGTTCAAGGAGATATAAATACCTCTACGGATGTAAAAATTAATGGAACTAGCGTTCTTACAAGTGCAAGTGATGAAGCAATCGCCCTCGCAATCGCATTAGGATAGTAAAATATGGCTAACGCATTTAAAAGTTATACAAAGGCATCAATTGGTATTACAACTACCGATGTTTATACTGTTCCTGGAGCAACAACTTCTACTGTGATTGGATTTGCATTAGCAAATAAAACAGGTAGCGGTACAGTTTATGCTAACGTTCTTGTGGATAAAAGCACTGGGGACGATATTTATCTTATTAGAAATGCTGCATTATATGACGGTTCTGGATTTGAATTTAATGGTGGTAATAAAATATGCTTAGAAACTGGAGATAAAATACAAGCTTCTTCTGATACGGAAAGTAGCGTAGATATTATTGTTAGTGTACTAGAGCAAACCTGAGGATAAACTGAGATGGGATATAACGGAAAAAAACCAGTAAGGTTAGAAGTTGAAGTATATGATTCTCGTGGTAATGCTGGTGCTGCTAGCTCTATATTAGTTTCCACTGGTGCTGGAGTTAGTTGGACAGCACCTTATGATGCTGGACTTCAGGGCATTCAGGGATTGCAAGGTCCTCAAGGTACTCAAGGCACACAAGGTCTTCAGGGTTTACAAGGTATACAAGGACTTCAAGGATCTCAGGGTACTCAGGGTTCTCAAGGAACAACTGGAACTCAGGGTTTTTATGGTACTCAAGGTCTTACTGGATTAACTGGTGCAGACTCGACAGTTGCTGGTCCTCAGGGAACAGTTGGTTTTCAAGGTGTTCAAGGTCCACAAGGAACTCAAGGCACTCAAGGTGCTCAAGGTACTCAGGGATCTCAAGGTACTCAAGGTACTCAAGGTACTCAGGGATCTCAGGGAATTATTGGATCTCAACCCATTGCACAGACATATACTATAACTGTTGCAGGTGGAGTATTTTATATTGATGGTGTACAGCAAGATACTTTATATCTTTTAAGGGGTCAGAAATACGTTTTTGATCAGTCTGATTCCTCCAATTCATCTCATCCATTTTATTTCTCTACAACTAGTGATGGCACTCATAACAGTGGTACTCAGTATACAGATGGTTGGACTTACACTGGATCTGCTGGCACTGATGGTGAAGGTATACTTATAGTACCTTATGATGCTCCTGATACATTATATTATTATTGTGGAAAT